ATGCCAGTCTTCATCACCGACAAGCACCTTAAGGCCGAGGCCAGCACCAAGACCTACAGCGACGGCGGCCCGAAGGGCCAGAAGGGTTTCGTGCTGCGGGCCACCCCGAAGGGGGCGTTCACGTTCTATTACCAATACCTCAACAAAAAGACCGGCAAGCGCGACTGGGAAAAGATTGGGGATAACCTCGAGTGGTCAACCGCACGGGCCCGCGCGGAGGCTGGCCGCCTCGCCGGGCTGGTCTCGCTGGACAAGGACATCCGCGAGGTGCGCGCTCAGCAATGCACCGAGCAGCGTGCCATGGGCACCAGCTTCCGGCGGGTTCACGACGACTACATCGCCTACTGTTCCGAACTCGTTGACCGCAAATGGGGCCGGGTTCCCCGGAAGGAAACTTGGGCCAACATCCAGTCCGCACTGAAGCGTCCGCTGGAGTGGTGGGGCGACAAGGTCGTCAGCGAGATCACCCCGATGGACGTCAAGAAGCTCTACGACAGCGTCGTCGCGGAGGGCTATCCGGCGCAGGCCAACAATATGCGGGGCCAGATCGGCACCCTGTTCAATTGGGCCATGCACGAGGAGCGCCAGTATGTCGCGAAGAACCCGGTCGTGAAGCAGTTGGAGGACGACAAGGTTCTGGAGAAGGCCGACATCGAGGATGGGCGCGTCATGGACATTGAGGAGCTGCGCCGGTTTTGGTTCGGTCTCGACGACCCGGATTGTCCCGGCTCCCGGCTCAGCAAGCTGGCGCTGAAGCTCTCGCTCGTCACGCTGCTGCGCACAGGTGAATGCGTGAAGATCGAGCGCGAGCTGGTCGGCCCCTCGCACGTCACCATCCCGCTAAAGCACGTCAAGAGCCGCAAGGCCAAGAAGGCTCGCCCCGTCGTGCAGCCGCTCAACAGCCTCGCGCGCGACATCCTTGGCGAGGTCTTCAGCATCGGCAAGGCCGACCGCGACTATGCATTCCCCGGCGCCCGCACACGTCGCGCTAAGCCGATGAGCCAGCAGTCGCTGGGGCAGTTGATGAGCCGCACGACAGAGCATGCCAACGGCTATATGGGCATTTGCGAGTACCTCTGCCTCGAGGATGTCACCCCGCACGATTTGCGCCGCACCGGAGCCACCATCCTCTCGGAGCTGGGCTACACCGACGCGGAGATCGGCCGCGTGATGACGCACAAGACCGCCGACGACGACGCCGCGCCCGTGACCCGCGAACGCTATATCGTTTCCAAGCGGGTGCTGACCATGAAGCCAGTGATCGACCGACGTGTCGATATGCTCAATCACCTCGACATGGTCCTGCGAGAGGAGCTTGGCCTGCCGGTCGCGCAGGCGTTAGCGGTTCCGCTGAAGCGGCTCGCCGCATAGCGAGATGCGTGTCATCGCATAGCTCTATGCAATTCGTGCCAACGCAAGGCCGGTGCCATCCGCACCGGCCTTTGCCGTTGCTCGTACCGGTTTTAGATCACAAGCGCTCTCGCAATTGCGACTGGCCGCCTTGTGTGAAAAAAGCAACCACGATCCCACATCTCGTGAGCGTCAGCCCGCATTTCGTGGGCGTCAGCCCGCATCTCGTGCAACTTTTTCGCATCGCGTAGGTCGCTCTCACGATTGCTACTCGGATTGCCCGCTCAAAATTGCTAGCTGGCCGCGCTGGGTGGGCTGTCAGGGAAAATGAGCAATGGCGCTCCCAATTCCGCTAAAACTGTCCGAGGCCTGCCGCGCGCTGGCCGAGATGTTCATTGATCTCTGCTTCGCCTTCCATGCCAGCACGCACCCGGCTGGGCAGGAGCCAGCCGAGATCGACCTCAACCTGACCCTGGTCGCGGTGGCGGCGATGCTGGGCCACGCCGAGGGCCATGCGATGAACGCCAGCGAGATCGCCGCCCGGCTCAACATGCCGCGCACGTCCGCGCTGCGGCGGCTGGACGCGCTGGAGGATATTGGCCTGCTCAAGCGGGCCAGGGGCCGCTATTACCTTGAGCCCTACCGCGCCGCGCACACACCGAACTTCGATAGGTTCGCGTTGATTCTGTCCAAGGGCTTCGCGGTGATCGGCCCGCTCCTGTCCAAATTGGACACTTAAATTTTTAAAAGGGAAATATTTCTACTGTGCGGTCGCAATGGTTGGTACCTAAACCGCCGGGTGTTGATCGCCCTTCACTCACAACCGCGCGCGTCTTCTTCCGGCCTTAATGTGGCATTTCAAATAATTTTCGACTCGACAGGAACGAGTCTTTTGTCACATTCTTTACGACCACAATCACAAGGGGATGGCGAATGCCTAAGAACCAGCCGCTCGTCGAGCGGATCGAAATACGTTCAGTCTGTAGCAAGGAAATGGTCGGCGAGACCATCTCAGCCCTCACCAAGCTGGGACATCAGGAGATTTCGTTTGAGGTCGTCACCGTGGTTCCGACCTTTGCGCAGCGCAGCAGCCCCGCGATCTCAGCCGAAGACTTCCTGACCGAATGGGTCAAGGACAATCCGACGTTTCGCCCCCGTGATGCCGCGTCTGCGTTCAAGGCAGATGGCCGCGCCCCGACCAGCGTCTACGCCGCGCTCACCAATCTCGTCGAGAAAAAGGTGTTGAAAAAGCTCGGCCCCGGCAACTACGCCAGCGTCGATGTCAAACACCTCGAACCGCCGAAAGCGTCACCGGCAACGCGCCACGCGGTCAGTCATAAAGACTTCGCGCTACGCTGTGCGCGACGCAACCACGGTCGCGTCACCGCCTCCGGACTCAAGGACCAGTTTGAAAAGGATGGACGCAACCGCGACAGCGTTTCGACCACCATCAACGAATTGCTCAACGCCAAGCAGATCAAGCGTGTCGGCGAAGGCTCCTATGTTCTGCTCGCCGCGCACGCCAAAACGAAAAAGGACAAGAACCCCGCCAGGGAAGCCAAGCCCGAAGAGCATCGCAGCAATGGCAGCGCCGAGCACGTTGAGGTGACACATGGCTAAGGGTTGGCTGACACGCTCTTATAACTTCATCGATAAAGATCCCGAGATCGATAATTTCAGGACGATCTGGCAGAAAGAGCACATCAAGGAGACCGACCTCGCAGTGCTCGCCGGGCTCTCGGCCTCCACCGTCAAGAATATGTTTGGCGGCGAGACGCGCCGCCCGCAGCACGCCACTTTCGCCAAGATGGCGGGCGCCATGGGCTACAAATACGGCCTCCAGCGCGACGACAGCCCCGACTACGGCAAGGAGATTCCGCGCGCCCGCGAAGAGTACGCCGCGCACCGGGAGGCACTGCGCAAAAAGCGTGAGAAAGCCAACAAGACCAACGGAAAGAAGAAGTAGCACCACGGCGGACCACGGCGGTGGTCCGAGTGTGTGGAAGGAGCGCAACCATGACGAACGAAGAACGCAAAATTTTCTTCAGCGACGCCGACGAGGCAAAGGCGTGGGGTGAAACATCGAGCAAAACGGAGGCGCTGCTTGAAATCGTTAGTGACCTCCTGCAAGTCGTCGCCGAGGACGCCAACGCCGCAGATCAACGCGACATCATCTCCACCTGCACCAACCACATGGTCGAGGCCATCCACAAGATCGGCCCCACAACCAAGGAAGCAGACGCGCTGATCGCGCAGATCGTGGAGGAAATACAGCAAAGCCTCAGGGACATTCGAGCGAACGACGATACTGGTCAGTAATGGACGGCATGACCGCAACGGACATCGACGAGATGATCGACCGGGTGATGACCGAGAACTGGCAAGCTCACCAGCGCGGCATCCTGCCAACGTGGACGATCTTCCACAGGCCGAGGGACTGGCCCAAGGGTTACGTCGCGCGGCGATTCGAGATCAACGCCGACGGCGGCGAGGCGACCGACACTGCCTTCGTTGGCGACGACACGCCGGAAGCATTGACCATGCTGCGCCACATCTTCAGCTGCGCTGGGCTCGTCTGCCTGAAGCGCAACCACGAAGATCACGGCAGCGTGGTGGAGACATGGGTATGAGACAGCAACACGAGCCGGTCGAACCGATCACCGATGTCGCGCGCGGGATCGCGCAACGCCTGCAAGCGTTCAGAATCGCGCGCGGGCTCAGTCGCGCCGAGCTGGCCGACCTGATCGACACCACCGAGGCCGAGATCATCGCGTGGGAGACCCCGACCGAAGTGATCTATACCGACGAGGCGGTGACGATTTGCAAGGCCCTGCGGATCGATCCGCACGAGCTGCTGGGCTGGCAGACGAAGCAATAATGACCGACGAGACGACGACCATCGAGGTCACCGCCGAGCAGCTCATCACCTTGCAGGCCGCCGTCGCCCGGCTGATCGACAACTACAAGAGCTGGAGCCAACTTACCCAGCTCGATGAGCGCGACAATATCGCGCGGCTGGAGGACGTTCAGAGCGTCATCGGCAAGCCACCGAAAGGAACACCCGGCCTGTGATCACCGAGATCCTGGCCCAGATTCGCGGCCCCAACTTCACCGCAGGCATCGTCCTGTTCGACGACGTCGTGGTCGAGGCCGCGCCGTCCTGCGGCGGATGAAACGCTGGAAGCGCGACGAGGTGCGCGCAGAGTGCCACAGGCTGGGCTGGAAGATCACCGTGGTGCATCAGATCGAGCGCGAGGAGGTCACGGCGCCGCGCTACAAAGTCGGCATCACCCAGCACCCGGAGAGCTTTGAGGTGGTGCTGCCGGACGGGCGCACCGAGTTCATCTATTTCGACGAGAACGCAAGCCGCCGCGCCATCAGCGGCCGACCATCCAAAGCCGTCGCGTTCGCCAGGGCGCAGGCAATGCTGCCGGTGAAGAAGGAAGAGCCATGACGATGGAATTGATCGTGATGCGATTGGCCGACATGAAGCGTGTCCACCCGAAACAGATCGAGGCGACCTGTTCGGCCTGCGGCCACGTCGTCGGCGTCTATCCCTCGGGGCAACGGATCATGGCGCAATACCCTGAGATCAAGCTTGTCTGTCAGGTTTGCAAGCAGCCGGGCACTGACGCACAGCTCGCGCCGGGTGCGAGGCTTGAACCGTTTCAATCGATGAAGAAGCAATGATCGGGGCTCAATGATCGAGGTCGTTGGCGCACAACAGGTCTGGAACAATGGACGAATCACTCAAGGAAGCAGGGCATGACTTTCCGCAACGAGCTGACTGACATCGCGACCAACGAATTGAGGGCGCACGGCATCAAAGGCCATCTGCGCGACACCAACGGTGGCCACATCGAGATCGCGTGGCAGGTGGTGCCAGAGAAGGAGGTGCGGCGCGTCGTCGTCGCGAAAACACCGAGCGACTGGCGTGCACGCATGAACACGCGCGGCGAGATTCGCCGCCTGCTGCGCGCCGACAATGTCGCGCTGAAGATGACGCAGACGAAGCCGAAGAAGGCGGCCGCGCTCAAGGTCGAGCGGGCGATGTCACTGCCGCAGGAGATCCTGCCGATCCCCGATCAGGTCGCAGCACTCCGTTCCGAGGTCGGCGATCTCACCGAGCTGGTGCTGCGGCTCACCAAGATCGTCACGGGTGTGCGCGACACCATCGCGGCCTATGTTCCGGCGCCAGCGGTCGTCGCGCCCGCACCGACGTCGTCGCGCAGCATCAAGCTGATCGAGTACCTGTCGCATGATCGATGGGTGAACGTTGATACCCTGCCCCGCGACACCGGCCTGAAACCCGAACAGATCAAGCTGAAGCTGCAATATCTGAAGAACCATGACGAGGTCGAGATTTTCCGGGGACAGGTTCGACTGAAGCAGACCACGCCGAAGCCGAAGAAGATGCACTGGAAAACCGCGCGCAAAGCCGCAGCGGACGCGGCAAAACTCGCCACCACGAAGCAGCCGAACAAGGTGAACGGACTTCCGCGACTCCGCATTGCGGAATCGAATTAAGTTGGCAGTCGCATTTATTGCGACTATTGTTTTCGGCGTGGCAACGTAGTCAGCGAAGGGTGCTGCAATGAAGATCTTCACCATCGCCGACGTCCCCGACGATTTGGCGCACGCTTGGTTGCAGCACCTGCGCGATTTCGATACTGCGAATCCCGGCTGTCATTTTCAGGTCATGGCCGACGCACCGACCATGACGCTGATCGACATCATCGAGACGATTCAGGTCCACCCGGATCTGGAGCTTCAGGCAATTCTCGAACGCAAGAGCACGGGCTGCGGGGGCAGCTAATCCACGAGGGTGCGATGTCCAGCACCACTGTTCTTTTGTTGCCATACCGCCACCGGCTTCTGATCAACATGGTGGAGATCCTGATGCTGTTCTTCAATCGGGATGAGCGCGTCGCCATGTTGATCGAGGTGATGACCCACGAAGCCAGCGACCTCACCGAGGACGACGAGCAGTACGACGCCTTCGCTGATGCCGTCGCAAATGCCGTGAAGCTCGAACGCAGGATACGGCGCCTTCCATGACGCCGCCTCGCCGCGCACACCCCCCATCGGCCCATGTGCGTGGCTAACTTCAGGGACCGCCCGGTGGGAATCGGCGGTCCCTCTTTTTTTGCGGGCACAAAAAAAACGCCCGCGCCCCAGCCGAAGCCAGAGCGCGGGCTCTCCTACAGAGATCAGCAGCCGTTACAGATCGATGGCGGCCCCGGTGGATACGGCGGCAACGGCTCGACTTGCGAGGCTCCCCCACCGAAAGGGGCCACCGACATGAACGCCTGCCGCGCCGATCAGCACCAGGATCACCCACAGCACGATCAGCACGAGGATCACAATCAGCAGGACATGGATGATTCGGGCGAACGGTTCGGGCAGCGGGATCAGCGGCAACAGTTGCGTGATCGCCCAATAGACCACGCCGAGAATAACCAGCGTGACGATGATTCCGATCAGTGTTCCGATGACGCCGCTCATGGCCGTTCTGCTCACTGTTGCAGAATGTCGCGGGCGCTGTCGCAATCCTCGCGCACGGTGACAAATTTGCCGTCCGTCAGGTTGACGATGCAGGCGACGCCTTTGGTGGTGTGCTTGGTGGTGTCGTCGTCGCTGCGGGCCTCGCGCAGGCTCGTCACCGTCATGGGGTTGATGCTGATTTCGTGTCCATCGGGGCCATGCAGGATGACCAAGACCAGCGCCGTCGCGAGGATCATGTGATCGCGGCTCCCCAACCAGTTGCGATCTGCACCTCCCCGGCATCGGTCGGATGCGTGCCATCCGGGCCGATTTGCGTGCCGGGATCACTGATAAGCGTTGCGCGATCCACCCCAATGAATTGGGAACAGCCGAGCGCAGCGATGACGTTGCCCGCAACGTTGGCATAACTGCTTAACGGGATCGGGAGACTTGCTGCATTGTAGATCGTGCCGCACAGGTAGACTGGCACGGTCGGGTTGACGGCATGCACGGCTGGCAGGAAGGCACTCAAATTTGCCTGATAGTTTGCGACCGGGGTTTGGGCCAAATATTCATTGGTGCCCGTCATCACGATCATTAAATCGGGGGCCAGGTTGACGCAGGCGGTGCCGTCCGATGGGATTACTACTCGCCCGCCATAACCCATATTGATGCAGCGGAAACCCCTGTTCGCGGCGAGCAGATACGGCCATGACCGGCGCAAGTCCGTGGCCTTGAACCCTTGCGTGATACTGTCGCCGTAGCACAGCATCAATCGGCCAGTACGCGCAGCGGCGGCTGTCACCACGGACGGCGGCGCGACTTGGATGCTTCCAAACTCGACCCCATCAGCATAGGGCAACACGATCTCATAGAGCCGATCCGCGCTCGACCCCATGTTGATCGTGATGGTCGATGTCACGACTTGGTTGAGCGTGCCCGGCGTCTGAAAATTGCTGTTGAACACGCCATCGACAAAGACGTGGCCGATCAGGTTGCGGGAATCCGTTCGCGTGACAAGACCATTCCAGCGCAACTGCACCGTGACGGAAGCGGCATTTGAGCGAAACCGTTGCCGTGCCCCCGGCATGCAATATTGAAAGTCGGTGCCCGCGTCGTTGATCGGGCGTTGAAACCGCATGAAGCCGCCGACGTAGGACGGCGCGACGCAATCGGTGTAGGCAATCAGCGGATCGTTGGCGGCATAGAGGCCAGCAATTGGCGGATACTCCGAGCCGCCGCCCGTGCCGATCCGCTGCGCGCCGACACCCCACATCACATCACCATGACGGAACAGATTCCGCATATTCAAACCGCGCTGGGACTTGCGACGCGGCTATAACAGGGGTTGGTCCATTGGCCTGCGCACCCAAGGTCAGGTTTTGACCGAGGGTGACGATTTGCTGGGTGGAACCGTAGATGGTTCCCGCCGTGACAAACCCTGTAAAAGAAAAGACGCCGGAAAGGATGCCGTTTGACAAACTGGCGATCCACATTTGAGCATAGGTCGCGCCGCTTCCTTGCGTCAGGTAAATATAGCCATTGATCAGGAATGTACCGGCCCGAGGCGCGATGAAGGCTTGGTTGACGCTGTCGAAACAGAGATTGAGGCCAGACGGATCAACCGACGTCGTCAGGTTGATCCTTGCCCCCGGTTGTGCCGCCGACGCCTGATCTGTGCTGCGCGACAATAGGCCGGTGAATGGCAATTGCTTCGCTTGCAGCACTTGCCAGTCGGCGCCGTTTGAGCGCAACAGCACACTCTCGTTGGTCCACATAACGATGCTCGCGCCACTGCGGCCGATTGCTCCGGCTGGCGTCGTCAGCGTGAATGTCTTGGTGGCACTCGCCGCATTACCGACGACGAAGCCGATTAGTTTTCCTGCATTGCCGACCGGCGTTGGCAGGGTCGTAGTGAATGCCGCCGCGCCGGTGATGAAATGCAACTTCCCAAACGCCGCACTGGTCAGCGTCGATGCGGCAGTGAGGTTGACGACCGTCGAAACATCGAGGCCGCCAAGATTGCGATATGACGCGGCTGCGTCCTGAACGTCCGCGAGATTGCTGACGGGATCGAGTACCTTGGCCCATGCCGCGCTCTTGCGCCCGTAGCTGAGACCATCGTTCGGCGCTTCGGGAATGCCGCCGCCGCCACCACCGGAGGCCGGATGAACGTGATCCTCACGGGCATACTTCGCCGAGACGCCGACCGCGCCAGTGCCGCTTTCAATCAGGGGATTAGCAGTCGCCGGGGCCGCGCCGCCAGTGAGGATTGCGATGGGGATTTGCGCATATTGGCCGGTCGCAGGATCGAAGATCAGGGCATTGGTCGCGACAGGCGGGAGCGCACTGATGACGGGAAAATCATTGAAGTCGAGATCGAAATAATACTTCCCGTTTTCCTTGCGCACGGCGATGCCAGCGCCGCCGTAGACGGCGGCCGGGAAGCTCAGCAATGCTTTGAGTTTGACCTTGGGGAGCAGCGCCATCAGAGTTTGGTCTTGATGTGAGAGAGCACAGCCGTGACGTTCGGCAGCGAGAGAACCTGCTGATACAGCTCGACCCACAGCGTGAAGTCGGGCTGCTGCGCGATCCGCAGCGCCAGCATGTCGGTGTAGCCATCGAGCACGCCAGCCGGAATCGGGCGAAGCAGGCCGGAAGCCGCCATCACGGCGCCGAGGCTGTGCTCGGTGTCGATCTCGATTGGCGCTGAGCCATCAGCCGCCCAGTCGACATAGGCCGGATCACTCGGCAGGACGTAGTCGTGCAGCTTGGACGAAAACACGCGCGAGGCGTCACCAGCAACGATCCAATACCAATCAAACAAATCGTAAGTTTTCATGTGTACTGACCTCCCGTCGCCGTCGTTCCCGCGACGCTTCCCGGAAACAGATTGATGTTGCCGGTGTCGAGAATGACGCTGTTGGTCACGGCTTGATAGCGCGAGCCGGTCACGGCAAAGGCGCCGAGGGCGAACGTTGTCGTGAAGGCGCTCAGCATGCCAGTCGATCTGGCAATAGCCGTCGCGCTGGAAAAGGTCATATTCGCGCCAATCGTGAACGCCGCACCATTGATGTAGAGGTAGCCGCCGTTTTCAACGAGCATAAGACCAGCGCCGCCCGTCAAGACCTTGTGCGCGCCTTGCAGTTGCAGCCTGCCAAAGCTGCCACAATAGACCCGGAAATTGCTGCTCGTGCCCGCCCACTCGCAACCCGTGAACGTAACAATGGTGTACGAACCAACGTTGGCGTCCTGCCCGCCCGAGGATTGCAGCCGGAAACCATTGAAGCTGAAATTGCCGCCGACGACGGTGGCGGCATATACCGCGACGCTGGCCGAACTGATGATGACATTGCCCGGCGTCGTCGTGTTGCCGTTGAAGGTGACATTGCCCGACCCCAAATAGGACTTCAGGATCAGTTGCGCATAGGTGCCGTTCGCCACCGTGACGACGTTGTTGAAAATACTGTTGTCGGTCGCCGCGATGACATCCATTGCCTTTTGCAGCGTCGCAAGAGCGGTTCCGGACGTCAGGCCGTCGTTGGCATCGCTGCCCGTTGCGGTGTTGACGAATAGATTGCGATCCGCCGTCAAGACAGGGCGACCGCCGCCGCTACCAGCCCTGCCCCACTTCTCGCCGTCCCATGTGTAGCCCTGATAGGTCTGGCCGATTGTGGGGGATGCGGGAAAATCAAAGGCCATTTCGATCCCTCACCCTACCCGATAAATGAACACGGCTTCACTGCCAGCCGTTACGTTGGTGAAGCAGATACGGAATTTTGCCAACGCCCCGGAAGCCACCGCACCGCCAAGGCCGAGACCGCTGAGTGTCACGCCAGAGCCGCCAACCAGCGTCACGGTGAAATTGGTGACGTTGCCAAAACTAATCTCGATGCTGCACGGCAATTCGGCGTTGTGACCGGGGCCATTGAGTACAAGATTGGCCGCCGTGTCGGTCAGGTCGTTGACCGCGCCGGTTATCGCGCCCGAACGGATCGTCAGGCCCTGTAGTAACTGCGCCGCCGTGATCGTCATCGATGCAGTGGATGTGATATCGACGCGCGACCAACCGTCAAAGAGCGCGGCGGCAGTCGTCACGGCCCCGAGGCCATGACCGAGCACCATCACGTTGTCGCGGTTCGGAATGCGCGCCAGGGTGCCGATGGCGTGAGCGTTGGTGCGCGCGCTCGCCGTTGACTTGCCGGTGTTCCTGCCAATGTAGGAGCAACTGACGTCGTTGATCGAGCCGAAATAGGTCAGGCCCGTTCCGCCCCAGTTTGCCGTCCCCGCTGTGTCTGCACCCGCCGCCGTGTCGCCAAGCGCGATCACGCCTTGGCTGTGAAGTCCCATGAAATAGGCGGCGTGACCAATTGCGACATTGTAACCGCCATCAGTGTCATAGGCCATCGATGCGCGGCCGAGCGCGACATTGCTTTGCCCGGTCGTGACAAATCGGCCCGCGACATGCCCGACAAACGTATTCCACGTCGAGCCCGCGCTGTTGAGCGCCTTCCCGGCTTGATAGCCGACAAGCGTGTGTCCGACGTCACTGGTAAACGATGCGCCCGCTTCGGGGCCGACAACGGTGTTTTGCGTGCCGGTCGTCAGCGCCGCGCCCGCGCTTGTCCCGCCAATGACGTTGTTGGTGCCGACAATTCGCACGGTGGTTGACAGATCGACGCTGCCGCCGCTGCCGCCGCTGATCGCAACCCACTGCGCGCTGTTGCCGTCATTGTAGCGAATAAGCAGATTGCCGGTGTCGCTCTCCCACCATAGCGAATTGTCGGCCGCGCCCACTGGCGGCGTGTCGGAAACCAGCACCGACGCGCCACCACCACCACCAAAGGCCGGATGGACGTGATCCTCGCGCGCATATTTGAGCGACACCCCGACCGCGCCCGCGCCGCTTTCGATCAGCGGCGTCGCGGTGGCGGGAGCGCCGCCGCCGATCTGCGTTTGCAGATTGGGCAGGTTGATGCGGCGATAGGTATCCTGCGTGCTCTCCCACAACGCGACGAACGTGGTCGGCACCACAGTGACGGGGACGTTGGTGATTTCGGCGAGTTCGCCGAAGGCCAGATCGAAATAATATTTACCGTTCTCCTGGCGCACGGCCAGCCCGGTGCCGCCGTATACTGCCGCCGGGAAACTCACCAGCGCCTTGATCTTGAGATCGGGAAGATCGGTCATGTCGCAGGCACCACGCCGTCAACGATGGCGAGCGGGCCGACGCTGAGCTGCACGGTTTGCGAGCGGTCGTCGTTCCACAACGTCAGGCCGGTGTCGCACTGGCCGGGGCAGAAGCCCTGCATCTCGGTCAGCGTGAAGAACCAGCGGAAGGTGCCGAGATCGACAATGGTCAGCTTGCCGTTGTCGGTCGAGGCCTCCAGCGTGCGACCGTTCTTGTCGCGCACGACGAACACCAATGAGCACAGCGACAGGTCGATGGGGTTGTCATCGAGGTCAGTGACCATGCCGATGAACACCCACGAGGCGCGGTTGCTCTGGGGCGGGAATGTGACGTGATACATGGCTACAGCTTCATGTAGACGGTGCAGAGTTTGCGGGGGCCGACGGTGCGCATTGGACTGCCGCCCCCTTGGCTGTAAGTCGTATCGAGACCGTTGCTGCTATTGACGCGAACGCCGGTTGCAGCGGCGCCGATGCCAATCGTCTGATTGGGGGCGTAAGTGCAGGGATTGGGGGCGGTGCCGGTCTGGAAGGTGTTTTGAACTACGGCGGCGTTGATAGAGGGATGCCCGTGCGTGGGGTCATAGATGCCCGCAGAATGAAAATGCGACGGCATTTGCGCGAGGGTCTGAGTGATGCTCTCACCACCGCCCGCCGCGCCGAGAACGGTTGCCGTTGCCCCGAAAAAGCTCGCGGTCAAACGACCGGCCGGAGCGTTGCCCATATCGTCAAGGCCGCTGATCGCGTAGCCGCGCCAGTCCGGCGTCACGATCTGCTTGTTGGCAGTCCAGTCGGCGAGCGCGGTCGCGCCCCGGCCGCCGCTGACCGCGAGACTGGAATCGACGCCCCACAGATACAGAAACAGCGCCTGCGCGTCGGCATTGGCGCGCTCGGTCGCGCCCGAGGTGGACGATCCAATGGTGAGACCATTGAGCCGCACATAGCCTTGCAGCGCGCCGACGCCGTAACGCAGGATCATGTTGCCGGTCTGGATCAACTGCGTCGGATCGACGGCCGCGCCGCCGCCGCCACCGGCCGAGGGGCCGATCACCAGCACGCTGTCGGCCGCGAGCTGCACCACGCCTGCCTTGTCCTGCAAGCGGATCTTCACCGTGCCGTCGGCGACGAAGAATTGTGGCACCCGCCCGGCAGCGTCGAGCGTCATCGGGTACGGCTGCTTGATCGTCAGCGCGGTGTCCTGAAACGCATCCTGCGGCGTCGAGACGGTGCCCGCCTGAATGATGTAGAGCTGGCCACCGGACAGCGGTTTGCCGTAGACGTCGAACTGCTGCGTCATCGACAGCGGGATCGTGCCTGCCATGGTGACCTCAATAAAAAACCCGCCTACTGGGCGGGTCGGTTTGGCGAGACGTAGAGACGTTCAGGTGGATCGCTCCTGCCACTGGCCTCCTCGCCCGCGACACGCGCGATGTATTTGTCGGTGCCGCGCAGCATGTTCATCAGCGTCGGGCTCTTGCGGATGATGTCCACGCCGCGCTGAAGATCTCGCGGATCTTTGGAGACCAAGAGATCAGCCATCTTGCGCGCGACGTTGGCCTCGATCTTGACGCCGCCATGTCGCGCACCTGCCGCCAGCAGCCCGACCATGGTCGCGACCGGATGATCGAAAGGATTGGCGCCGCCGCCCGACAGGCCGTAGGCACCGAGCCCGATGCCAGCCGTCGCGCCGCCACTCGCGAGACCCATCTCTGCCAATTGCCGCGCGGTGGTCGGGCCTCCGGTCACTGCACGGTTGGCGTGCTGCATGATGCCCTCGACGCGCAGCATGGCCTCGAGTTGGTTGGCGCGCTCGGGGCCGAGTGCGATCATCAGCTTCTCAGTCGCCTTCGGGCTGTCGGAGATCTGATTGAGCACATCGCGGCGATATTTCACGCCTTGCAGCTCATCGAGATATTTGGAGACAAAGCCGTCCTGAAACAGTTGGCGCTCGTTGGGCGTCATCTTCGCCAGGGCGCGACGCGCCTCGCGCGGCTCCATGCTCTTGCCGACAAAATTTTGTCCGGCCTCCAGCGCGTTGTCGGCATCGAAAAATTTAGCAGCACCCGCGCGTGCGTCCGCGTAGCTGGGCACAGCTTCATCGAGGTGCTCGCGGAGAATCTTCGACCAGTCCTGCGAGTTGCGATCACCCCGGTCGAGGTTGCGCTTGACGATGTCCCAAAACTGAAGGTTCGGCGTCATCGTCGCTTCGCCGTCGGTCTTGAGCTTGAAGCGGCCGGTCGCCTCGTCCATGTAGAACGGATTTTTTGGCGGGGTGAAGCCCATCTTTGCCGCTTCGCTCTTGGCATTCACCATCGCCTTGCGGATCGCGGCCTGCACCTCCGGGGCCTGCGAAATCTGTTCGAGGCCTTCACTCCACGGCAGGTTGGCGCCTTCGGAATAGGCCTTCGCATAAGCGGGCTTGTTGACCTCGCGCGAGGCCTTGATCAGTGCTTCCGCCTGCGCGTCGGCGTCGGGATAGTGGAAGGTCTCGCGCAGCCAGTTGGTGAAGCGATCACCCTGCCCCTCGAAACGACTGCCGACAGCTTCGGTGAGGATGCCGCGCGCTTCTGGCGATTGGTTGGCGGCCGACCGCGCCTGTGCGCGCGTGGTCTCGCCGCCGAGATCCATCACCATCGCCGGGCCGCCAGCGTCCATGCTCTGTCCGGCCTCGGCGTTGGTCAGCCGACCGCGCGCAAGCGGATCGCTTTCGACAGCATGGTCGATGCCGGTGACCACGCGGCGAGCTGCTTCGCCCTCGGGATCGCGGAAGCCCCGCACCGTCGCGGCGAACCGCTCTGCAAGCGGGCTCACGACCCGGCCAGCGCCTTCAAGCAGCGTCGAGCCAGCGCCGCCGACGCCGCCGCCAATCGCACCGCCCAGCAGCGCCTTCCTGAGACGCTCCTCCGCTGTTTCGCCCTCACCCGCACCGGACGCGGCACCCGACAGCAGGCCTGTCAGCGCGCCCTCTGCAATGCGCCGTCCGGCTGCGTTGCCGATCACCTTGGCTGGCAGCGTCACCGCACCACCGGGCATCGCTGCGCCAGCAAGAGCACCAGTGACATTGCCCGCCAGCGAGGTCGCCGGATTTTGTTCAGCCCCCTCCCTCTCGGCCGTGCGAAACTCATCGCGGCCGGTCTCGTAGTCCTTGGTTGCTTGCGGGTCGCGGCCGGTGATGGCGTTTGCCGCAAGCCGGGCGCCGCCTGCCAGTGTGCGCAGCGGCAGCACGCCGAACGGCAGCGGGATCGCATCGGGGATCTTGTCGGAGGCTGCATTGCGCATGCCCGCGAGTTCATCGGCGAGATTGAATGATGCGCCCTGCGCCGCGCCGCGCGCGAACGTCTCGCCATAGCCGCGCGGCGTGCCCTTCGGTGCTTCCGGCTCAGCAGGCGCATTCTTCTTGGCCTGAAACTCCGGCGACGGGATCACAACCTTGGTGACAAACTCCTCCTGTTGCTGCGGGCTCATCTGCAAAAATTCGTCGCCGACATTGACGCGAACGCCGCCGATGTTGAGCTTGGGCATCAGTCCTACTCAATGGTGAAGGATGGAGTTTTGACCACGCCGGGGCCTGCGACAGGCCCGGTGGTCGAGCTGCCACCGCCGGGCTTGTAGTAGGTGCCGCCGCGCAGCTCGTTGGCGCGCTGCTGGGCTGCGTTGAGCTTGATGTTCGCCATGCCGATAGCGCGGTCGTAGATGTCCTGCCGCACAGCATCCGACTTGTTGACCGAACCTTGCAGCTCCAGCAGGATTTTACGCTCGCCCTCGGTCGGTGCTGCGCCGAAGATGCTCTTGAGTTGCGACAGCGCGTTCGCGAGCACCTCGTTGTGCAAATTCTCGGTGGCAATACCACCTTTGCCAAATTCGCTGTCCTTGCCGAGGAAGCTGGTAAAGTAGCCGCGAGCGCCAGCGGTGGGCCCCTCATAAGCTTTCGGCGAGAGCGCCTTGGCCCGGTGAAGACTGGCGACCACGCCATTGAGGTTGACGACCTGTTCGTCGGCGGCCTCGATGAATTTTTTGTCGGTGGCGCTGAGCGGCTGAGCGTCCTCGCGCGGCATCTTGCCGGTGAGCACGTAGGACTGATAGCCGGGCGAGCCTTCCGCGAGACCGTTTGCGATGGCCTGCTGCTTGCGCTGCTCAACAGTCTCCGCAAACGTGGGGTCGCGCGGCGGTGGCATCTTGCCGGTCAGGATAAATTCCTTGGCTGCCGGAAGGTTGGGATCGATCTTTGCCGCGACCACTTTCTTGGCGCGGCCTTCCGGCGTGTCCTCGTCGAACGTCTCCTGCGCGCGACGCTCCTGATTTTCCTGGATGGTGAGCGCACGGTTGGCGCGCTGATCGGTGATGTCATAGCGCCGGTCCTCGCGCGCCTGATCTTGCAGGTGGGTCTGCATGTTCAGACCCATGGTGGCGAGATCCGGATGACCGGAGCCGATCAGCAGATTGGCATTGCGTGCGGCGTCGGGCCCGAGCGCGGCAAGCGTGCTCTGCTTCAAGCGGTCTTGCTGACCCTGCTGGTAGATCTTGCCGAGGTTGCCGAGCGAAGACCACATCGATGGGTCCACGCCCGAGTTCACCTGATAGGTCGGGAACGAGATCGGTGAGATCGTCATGGCGTCGCCTATGCTGCAACCGGGCCGTAATAGCTGCTGGCGAACCGACCGGGATTGTTCGCCTGCCAGTTATTGCCGAGCAGGCTGCCGAGGCCGTTCGAGGCCATGCCCGACACCGCGCCGCCGAGGCCCGACGAGCCCAGCAGGCTGCCGAGGCCGCCACCGATGGGGCCGCCTGCCACCAAGCCCGCGAGCGACAGCCCGGCGCCGAGCAGGTTCTTGGCGCCTGCGGCCTCGCCCTGCGCCTGCAAGGTGTTCGCCGAGGTGTTGGCGTTGAGCACGCTGCCTGCGACGCCGGTCTGGTTCTGCGCGTAGTTGCTGGCGAGATTGGCGAGGTTGCCGTAGCCGGTCGCCTGTCCTGTCGCGACATTGCCCGCGAGGCCGGCGCCGGTCTGACCGGCGCCCGCGAGATTTTGCAGCCAAGTGTTGTACTGCTGGTTTTGCAGGTTCTGGCCGAACGTCAGTGCGTCCTCGTCGGCGTTGCCGCTGTCATACATTCCGCTCGAACCGCGACGCCGGTTGATCGCATCGAGCCCGGCGGTGACGGCGCCGGTATAGCCGGGCGCATTCTGGAAGGCGGCAGAGGCCGCCGCGTTGCCGCCTGGTCCGTTGACGCCGAGAGCGTTGAGATAGAGATCGCCAGCCTGATTGTATTTGCCTGCGAGAGACGCGAGCGGATCGTAAGCCGAGATCGCCTTGTTGATGTTGGTGGTGCCGGTGTCGTAGCCGCTCTTGAGATAGCCCATCGCATCGGTGTTGTAGCCCGACGCGAGTGCGCGGTTTTTCTCGGCCGCCTCCGCTTCGGCACCGCCACCGAATAGCGTGTCAAAGAAACCAGCCATTGCGCGCTCCTACGTGAGCACGACGCCCTTCCAAGCGCCGTTGTAAATCCAAAGCTTGTTGTTGGTGATGTCGAACACGAGCGGCACGAAGCCGGACTGCGGCACCGGAATGCCGGTCGGCGCCCCCGCGCATGTCGGGATGTAGCTGAAGCCGGTCGTCGCCGTGTTCAGCAACAGGCCGCGACCAAATCCTTCGGCGATCTGTTGCAGCTTTTCGTACCAGACCGGATCGACGCCCTGATCGGTATCGACGGGCACGGCCTGCGACGGCAGATTGATCTTCATCGCAACGGGTCCACTTGCATGTCGATGCCCATGAACGCGAACGACAGCGGCGCGCTCTCGCGCAGGCGCCAGCGCACGCCTTGGTTCTGCGCCTGCCCCCAGATCGCCGAGCGCACGCGCCCGTCAGTCAGCGACTGGCGGCCGATCTTGACCACGCGCGGATTGCTCCAGTTCTGGCCACCGTCGCGCGAGATCGCGATGGAGATGTCAGGGTCGGTCTCCAGTGGGTCGGTGCCGGTGGCGCGGCCGACGCCCTTGGTCAGATAGAGTTCGATGGCGTTGATGCGGATCGGCGCCGGGAATGCGCCCATCGGGCCGGTCTCGATCACGATCAGCATGGGGTCACCAAGCGTGCCGGTGACGGTATGGGCGACGCCGACAGCGGGCGCGGTGCCGCCGGTCAGCGCGCCGGTCGCGGTCATCAGCGCAATCGGCTTGGCCGCCAGAGCGTCCTTGAACCGGATCGCGACAGCAACCCCCGGCAGCGGGCCGCCCGTGACGTCGATGTTGTTGGCGCCGATGCGCGTCAGCGCCTGCAAGGCCGTCTGCACCTGCGCAGCGGTGGCGTTGAACGCAATCGCTGCCGTGGTCTGTCCGTCGGATGTCAGCGTGAAGGTGCCGCCGGTTGGCGTGCCCGTGATGGTGACAGTCTGGACGTCGTTGCTGCCGAACTCGGTGTTCTTCAGGCCGTCGATGACGGCGAGGTTGCCGCTCTTCTTGTCGCCGCAGATCCACATCCCGAACGCGGCGAGCGGCAGGTAGCCGCGCCAGTAGTCCACCAGATGCGACTTGCGCTCGTGCCACGTCAGCAGCGTGGTGTCGTACTCCCAGCACCACGCGGGCCCCTGCACCACCACGACGCCATGGCCTTGGCTGACATAGACCGAGAGCGAGATCACGGTCTTGTCGGGCTCGGCCTCGATCAACAGATCGAGTTCATTGGTCGAGACCGGCGTCGGCGTATAGGCGTCGAGCCTTGAGACCCGGAAATCATCGCCGACCAGAAAGATGCCCTTGCCGAAGCCGTCGTCATGCCCGGCGATGGCGTAGGGGCCGACGATGCCGCGCGCGATGGTCGAGATGTAGTTGAAGGGGTAGCCGGTGTCGTTGACGGTGCCGCCCCAGACTTCCAGCGTGGTCGAGCCGCACAGCAGGAGCTGGCCGTTGCCGAGCGGAACCGGACGGTACAGCGTGTCGGGCTTGCTCTCGGCGTTGGCGAAGTTGAGTGCGTTGATGTTGGTCGAGTTGGGGTCCGACGACCGGGTCTGGCCGTTGCCGTAGGTGAAGATGAAAAACGAACGGTGGAACACCACCGCGTTGGGGATGCCGACGTCGAGGTCGGGATACGACACCACAGCGGTCGGGGTCGCCGGGTTGATGTAGAAGGCGCCGTCGTCGGGCGAGACGATCACGACGTCGGGCGACGGGGTCTTGTTGTTGCGCGCCATGGTCACCGGGCGGGTGCCGAGCACGGTGCCGGTCAGCGCGGTGCCGGGCCCGCCGGTCGCCGGGTAGGAATAGACGGTGTTGTTGATCACCGCGTAGATCAGGCTCCCAACGAGCAGCGCGCCCCGCCAGTTCGTTCCCGGCGAGGTGCCCCATGGACGGAGTCCCGGCGTGCGCCAGTACGCAAACGGCTTCCCAGCGGTCGCCGGGAGCTTCTCCGGGTAGCAGTTGATCAGGCGGCCCCCAGCGGCCTGCGGAAGCCTGCCAGGCGCGCTGAGTGCCGGGAGCGGGACATCGACCATGTCAGAAATAAACCGTCCGGAGGATCTCGTAGGTGGGCGTCTGGGCCACGAGGTAGCGCAGCCGCATCTCGTGGCTGGCGACGGCGCCGAGATCGAGCGGCTGGTTGGAAAACTCGCTGGCCGCGTAGATCGCGAGGATGCGCGCCGTGGTCTCGAAATAGATGTTGGGGATCTGCTCGCGGTCGATGATGACGATCTTGCCGACCTCGGCGAGCACGTCGTTGATCGCGCGCTCGATGGTGTCGTGCTCGACGGCACCCAAGGCTTCGCCGGGCACAAACTTGCCGAGGATCGCGGCGGCCTTGTTGATCAGCTCTTCCGAGGTGTGCGTCAGCGACATCGGGCTCCCCACGAAAAAAGGGACCGACTAGCGGCCCCTCTTCTTCGGTTTACCGGCCTTCTTAGGCGCGGGTTTTTTCGCTTTTGTCGGTGCCCTTGTGGCCACCGGCCTTGTCTTTGGCAGCGTCTTCGGGTCCGCCAGTGCGAAAGCACGGGTGCCCCTTGATCTTGGCGAGCGTGTCGTCATCGACCTCGATGTCTTCAGGCTTGCCGTCGAAGAAGGTGTGGCCGTAAGCCTCCGTCACCTTGGCGTCGCCGGGCGGCGCCTTGTACGTCACCGACACTTTTTGAGTCATTGTCGTTGTCCTTGGTTTCCCGTGAAACACCACGCTCAGAGAATGAAGCCGGTGAAGTACAGTTCCAGAATGCCTGCGACCGGCGCCGAGGACTGCGTCGCGATCAGCAACTGCACTTCAGTGTCGGCGAAGGTGCGGAAGAACAGACCGGTCGCAGCCATTGCGGGCAGCGCGCCACCGGCCGCGCCGATGGTCGAGCCCGACAGATAGCGCGTCGGTGAGCTGGGATCGCCGATGGACAGCACCAGCGCGGTGCCGAGCGCAGGCACAGCCGGGCCGATCATGCCGGTGATGACGAAGTCGCGCGGGATCATGAACATGCCGACGACGTTGTTGGTGGCGCCGAGATCGGCGACCGAGAGGTTCACCTTGCGGCCATAGGCCTTCTGGGTGCGCGCGAAGCCCTGACCGCCCTGCTGCGGCTGGCCGAAATCCTTACGATAAGCCATGGTCGTTTCCCTTTCCGGGTACGGGCTCGCGGATTGCGATGCCCAAAAAAGAAGGGGTGGCGCTTAACGCCACCCCCGTTGATCAGGCCGCAGGCGGTGCAGCGACGAAGCCCGTCACCATGCCCCAATCGACCAGCGTGCCGAGATCCGACGCAGGCGCCAGCGAGGACGACTGCGGGTTCTTGGCGATCTTGCCGACGCCGTACTGGGTCTCGATGCCGAGGCCAGTGACGAAGTCGTAGTCGCCGTCCTCCAGCGTGGTCGGACGCGGCATCTGGCCCATCGCATAGGCCATTGCCGCCTGACCGCACAGGAAGAACGGCTCGGCATCGACGTTGCCGACGGTGCCCGCACCCTTGAGCAGAAGCCGCTGGGTGATCTCGGGAATGTTCTTGTAGAGGATGCCGTCATACTGCAACGCGCCGCCCGTGAAGATCGGGTTGGTCTTGACCGCGTTGTTCTCGCGCGAGCGAGCATCGCGGTTGGCCTGATACATCACAGGATCGGCTTGCAGCGACTTGAACGCACGGTCACCGAGGAAGCAGACATACATCTCCTCGTCCAGCTCCTCGATCTCCCAGGGCGTGATCTTGGGACGACCGTTGTAGCTGCCGGGGTTGGCGGGATCGACGCCAGACTGCTTCGCAAGCTGCTTGGCGAGCGAACCGATGCCAGCGGTCATGAGATCGCCGACCGCGTCGATGTTGCCCATACCGGAGGCGAAGGTGCCGCCGGGGGTGTAGTTGCCGACCAGAGCGCCGAACAGCACGCGGTCGTAGTTGGACTGCACCCACGAGTTCTTGTTCGCGGTGGTGGCGTCCTTCCACTTGATGCCGTTGACGCGGTTGCCGGGGGTCTGCAAGCGACCGGCCTGCACGGCGCCGGTCGGGATCGAGAACAGCGCGTCGGTCAGATCGTCGCGAACGATGCGACGGCCCCAGCCGCGCAACAGATCGCGCGCGGTCGAGCGCACGTTGAAGCTCGATTCCTTGTTCGAGGCGCGGTTGTTCGCAACGGCGTTGCGACCCCAGTCGGCCCAGATCCGGAAGCCGTAGCTGTCGAGCTGCTCTTCATTGCCGCGCAGCGTGCCAGCACCGACACCGTCACCGGTCAACTGATTGACCAGCGGGATGTTGATCTGCTTGCCGTCTGCTTCCAGATCGGCGAGCCGCACGATGACGGAGGTGGAGCTTTCACCCATGAAGGGGTCAAAGCGGGAGCGCCGCAGGAAGTCAGAAATCACCTGACGGCGGAATTTGATCAGTTCATTGGCGACGTGATTGTTCGTAAGCATTGCCGCACCCCATGGGGTCGCGGCGCTACGGCTCGCGCGTGCGCGATGCCGTCAGAGTTCTAGCGCCGCTTTGCTGTCGTTGCGGCCCGGAACAATTCGAGTTCTGAGGGTTCAACCTGTTGGGTGTCTCCACCCGCTGCCCCGATGTTGCCGAGCGATGGCATCTTGGGGACCGACGATTTGACGGACTGATTGGTGAACGACCCGCTTGCGCTGGCCTGACCCTTGGCGTGTTCGAGAGCGGCTTTCAGAAACTCCGGATCTTTCAACGCTTCCTCGCGCTCGCGCTTACGGAAGGCTGTCAGGTCGCCGCCGACCTCGTGCAACACGACCCGCTCATGAAACCATCCGGCGATCACGCCGTAGGGATCGTGGCTCTGCATGGCGCGATTGTAGGTCGCCCACGCCATCGGGTCGTTGCGCTGCATGCCCTGTTCGAGCGCCTGTCGGGAATGCACCACCATCTCGGAGCCGAACCGCTGCACCGCCATGTCCATCGACATGGCCTCGCGCTGCACCTGCAACTCCTGCCGGAATTGCTCGATCAGCGGCTGAACCTCTGCCTTCACAAAGCCGGATGCGTCCTCGAACACATCGGGCTTCTTCGGCGCCGGCTGTTGCTGCGGCTGCGAGCGCGACAATGCAGCGAGACGTGCCGCGAGATCATCGCGCTCACGCTCGGCACGGCGCCGGGCTTCACTCTCCTCGCGCAGGCGGCCCGCCGGAATCGGCGGCTCCTGCTCGGCGGGTTTCTCGGTGGGCTTCTCGACCGGCTCGTCTGCGGGCTTGTCCGCAGGCGTGTCGGCGGGCTTGGGGTCTTCGAGCTTCGGGTTCTCAAACTCTTCAAGGGTGGTGCCGGTTGCTTCACTGAACAACGCAGCATCGTCAGGCGCGTATGCGCCTTGGGTCGTGTCCGTCATGTCGTGGTCTCCCCGGCTCTATCGTGTCCGGCAACGTGGCTGCGATGTCGCTCGCAGCGGCGTGGCCGTGATGTCGCTCACGGCGGCGTGGTCAGGATGTCGCCCCTGACGGCGCACTAAACTGAATTGGCCCGCACTTGCCGCGCCACTTCGCGGTCCTTCATGCGGTGGAAGTGATCGAGCGCGCGGTCCTCGGTGCGGTGGAAATCATCCAGACCACGGTCGAGGTGCTGATGCAGATCCGACGAGGCGCGCTCGGCGTTCTGCTGGGCGTGCTGGGCGAGGAGCTGCAATGGCGACAGCAGCGCCTTGTGCTCGATGCCCGCCGAGGTCGCCCGCTTGTGCATGGCGGTGGCGTTCTTCTCGTTGATGTCCGCGAGCTGCTCGGCGATGTCGAGCGGAGACTTCGGTTCGGGCGGCGCACCCGGCATGCCTTCGGTGCGCGCCTTGGCCATGTTGAGCAGGCCGCCGGTCTGGGCCTTGCCCGCCTCGGCGTTGAGCTTGGCGGTCTCGGCCTGCGTCTTCTGGACGGTCGCGGCTGCGCCCTGCAACTGCAACTGCTCGGCCATCTGCTGCTGCGGCGCGTTCTGCGCCACCATCGCCTGCAATTTCTTCTTCTCGGACAGCGGCAGCGCCGACGCCTCGATGATCGCCTGCGGCGGCACCGGCACCTTGTTCTGCGCCAGCGCCATCAAGAGGTCGAACACGTCGCCCATCACCGTCTCGGTGTCGGGGCCTTCATCGACGCGGATCTCGACATCAATGTTGCCGAGCATGTTGACCAAGGTCGGCAGGCCGGTCTTGGGATCGACCGCGACGCCGTTGATCTGCATGAACTGCGCAACCTGCTGGTCGGTGGTGACGCGCAGCATGCGCTCGGCAGTCCAGTAACGCTGCGCAGCGCACCAGGCCGCCTCGTATCGCGACAGCTTCCACATCCGGAAATTCTTCAGGAACGGCCCCAGCTCGGCGAGACCGGCCTGCTGCAACGCTGATGCTGCGCGGCCCGAGACGTTCTGGCCGAACTGCTGAATGAGCTGCTGGTTGGGACCGAAGCTGTCGATCTCGTCCTTGGCGTCCTTGTAGTAGGTGGTCTGCTGCAAAAACTCTTGGTCGGGCGACAGGATCTCCAGATCCTCCTTGACGCCGCGATAGACCAGCGTGCCGTCGGCGCGCGAGGCCTCGCGCCGGGTCACCTCGATGTCATCCACGGTGCCCTCGCGGACCTTGATCTGCCGCGTGTTCATCAGGTGGATGGCTTTGCTCTTGTGCTGGTTCATCGCGTCCTGCGGCCCGCGCAGGCGGCGGATAAATCCGTAGTGGTCGCCGTCGATGTCGATCATGTTGGCGAAGGCGTTGAATTTTGAGATCGACATCGCGCGCGGATTGAAGAACGGGCTGTCGCCGCTCATGATCTCGGCGGTGCCCGTGTGCAGGCACCAGCGCCAGATTGCGCCGCGCTTGTACCAGTGGTCGATCAGGCGAACACGCTTGCGGCTGTCCACCCACAGCGTCTCGCGGTCGGTGTCGAACGCGGTCCAGTAGCCGCCGTCGTTATTGAGGCTGTCCCTGACCTTGTCGATGACCTCGGGGCCGAAGATCTCCAGCTCGTCGAGATCGACCCATTTGTAGACGCCGTGGAAGCGACCGTCGCCGAAATGGCTGCGCAGCGAGCGTGGGTCGTAGAAAAACGTCTTCGGTTCCACATACTGGAAGCGCAGATCGGGATCGCCCTTGTCGCCCTCGACCAGCATCAGCTCATCGACGCCGAAGCCGTGCACCAGCGCGTCCTTGCAGCACTCGACCTCAAGGTCTTCGATGTCGGAGGCGTCGCAGATGGTGCGGATCACTTGGGTGGCGACCTCGGCGCCCTCCTCGCCGTTCGGCGTGTTGGGGAAGCATTTCGGGTCAGTGCGCAGGCGGCGGATGGTGCCGCCCAGGCTGTCGATCTTGCGGCCGGTGCGGTCGAATGTCAGCGGCGGCTGGCCGCGCTTCTTCAGGATCTTCAACTGGTCGCCGGTCCACTGATCGATGTGATAGTAGCGCCACGCATTGCGCTGTTCATCGATCTCGCGCGACTTGGAGGAATGATAGTCCTCGAACTCGCGACGACGCAGCGTCAGCTTGTCGGTCTCCGCATCGCCGACATACTCGTCCACCTTGTTGTCAAGCGAGAGCATGATGCCTCATAGCGTCATCGGGTCCACAGACTTCGGGGTTTTGCGGCGGTAGCCGTCGTCGGGCAGCTTCATGGCGTCGGGCTTCTCGGCGCGGCCTGAGACCATGATGTCGAGCAACTGGCCACTGAGGCCCATCGCATCGACTTGGTCGTCGTGCTTGGAGGCTGGAAAATTCAGGATCTCGGCGAGCCAGTCGGCGGCCCAGACCGCGTTCTTCGGATAGAACAGGCCGTCGAGCGCGACGCGGCCCTGGATCGAACGTGCCCGCACCGCCTTGTCGCCGCGCGTCGGAAACGCCGTGCAATTGACGTGCAGGCGGCGCTGATGCATCCGCTTGTCGCGGAACGGCCCGATGCCCGAGCGGATCTGGCCCAGCTCCTCGGCCCACTCCAGCGGGCGATATTTCTGCACGAGGTCGCAGAACGCCTCGACCCATTTCTCGGCCGAGGTTTGCGCGCGCCAGACGTCGAGCAGATAGAGATTGTTGAGGTGATCGACACCGAACACGACGTGCACGGTGAAGTCGCCGCCGTCCTGCGTCACCGCGTAATCGCTCGCGCCATAGATCCGCAAGAATTTCGGGCTCGGCATGATGTCGATCGGTCGGAGCCACTCTTCCTTGAAGTAGTCGCCCTCGTCCGGCGTCGGCTCCTGCTGATACAACGCCGACCACACCCGAGGCGGCGTAGTGTTCTGCAAGCCGAGCAGCTGTTCGCCGTAGCCGTAATCGTCATCGCCCCACAGCGGCTCACCGGGCGAACGTCCGAGCGCGTCGTCGCTCTTGGCCAGCGCCGGAAGGCTCAGCACCTCCCAGTGCTGATGATTGAGACAGCGGCCAGCGAGGTCGTCCTCGTGCCAGCGGGTCTGGATCAGGATCTGCCGGGCACGCGGGATGAGCCGAGGCCGGAAGTCGTTGAGGTACCAGTCCCACAAACGATCCCGCACCAAGATGCTGTCGGCGTCCTGGCGCGAGCGGATCGGATCGTCGATCAGACCGAACAGCGCGCGGAAACCGGCGATGCCGGTCATGGCGCCCGCCGCCATGTATTCGCCGCCGGTCTTGAGCGCCCAGCGCCCTGCGGCCTGATTGTCTTCGGTGGGTTCGAGCCCGAGGATCGATTTGTTGTCGGCGATCAGATTGCGGACGCGGCGGCCCCAACGTTCTGCCAGTTCGGTGGTGTGCGAGGCCGCGAGCAATTGCGCGGTCGGAATCTGTGCGAGCAGCCACGGCGGAAACAGGATGCTGGCATAGGTCGATTTGGCAGAACCTGGTGGCATGAACACCGCGAGACGTTCGATCTCGCCGCGCGCCACCGCTTCCAGTTTTGCGATCAGGAGCCGGTGATGCTTTGCCGGTTGGTATCCATTGGCCTCACACCAATTGTTCAGCGAGTTGCGGACTTGCTTGCGTCGGAGAATCTCAGACGCAGCATCGCCCGCCGTGATGAGGACCAATCAGATCTCCGGGGGGTGGTAGTGTCGTAGGGTCGCAATCATTGCGAAAGGTGGTAGCGTCGCCCCTTTAACAGGGGACCAGCCATGCCGGGCAAATTCGAGTACCAATTGAACAAGATGTTGCGCAGCAAGACCGATACCGTCGTCACCATCATTGCCACCAGCATCTGGGGCGCCATCACGCTTGCCAGCCTGATCTATTATTGCGTGAACAACCCCGAGACTGTCCTCGGAATCGTCACGCTGGTGTTCGTGCTGGCTTACGCGGCCTTTGAACAGTTTGCGGCGCCGGTCGCGACGCTCATTGCGGTGGTGTGGGGCTGGAAGCTCTTCACATCGTTTCTCGCGGAGCGCGACCGCCAGCGCGAGGAAGAGATGCGTCGTGTCATCCGAGAAGAACTGCATCGATAAGGAGACGACGATGGTCAAGGTCTACGACGAGAACGGCAAGCATGTCTTCAGCGAGCCGCCCTACACCGAGGACGAAGAGGATGAGTTTTACCGGCGGATCGGCGGTGGCCCGGTTGCTATTCTTCACGGCCCCAAAATGACGCAGATGGAGACGACGATGTGGACGACGCGGATGCACTGGAAGGGCGAGCACAACTGGGTCGTGCTGATGCGGGACGGTGACGTCGTCGCCGAACTGACGCTCGACGACTGGGCCAAGCTCGGCGCCACCGAGTTTCTGGTTACTGACGCTCTTGAGGCCGCAGCAGAGGCAGCGCGCCAAGAGGCGCTAGGGAATACAGAGCCTCTCGACCCCGAATAAAATCGGCCAGTGCCTGCTTGGTCGTGACGCCGCGCTTCTCCGCAGTCTTCTCGATGCGGTCCTCCAAGAACCGCAGGAACGGCTTGCTCTCGTCGGAGGCCAGCCCGGTCAATTTGCCGCCACCGACCCACGCTGACGCCTGTGTCTGTGCAGGCGTCAGCCCGAGATCCTTGCCGAGCGACTGATAGTAACGCTCCATCGCCGCATATTCATTGGCCTTCGGCTGCGCCTGCCAGAACGCCGGACGGCTGGCGGCGTCCTCCATCGAGATCTCGCCGCTCTCCAGCATCTTCGGGATGTTCTGCTTCGGCGCATCCTTGCCGACCTGAAATGCCGTCTCCAGAAAGCGCGGATCGCGCGCAAGGATCGCGGGCAGGCGAAACGCGTGGGTATCCACCGTGACCGGCTGCTGGTTGCCCGTCAGATTTTCCACGAACGATGCGGGCTTTGGATTGTTGAGCGCGTCCCAGCCACCGGCTGCGACCCGCTCAGCATTCATCTGGTGCAGCCGCTGCGCCAGATGGCCATAGGGTTGCGGGTTCGGCGTGCCGACCTCGGGCATGTCCTCACCGCGCATTGCGCGCCCATAATAATATGACGCATTGCGCGCGTTGGCGCCAACCTCGGAGCGTGGCGAGGTCGCGGCGACCATGTCCATGTATTTTCGAAACGCGCCCTCGCCCGAGCTGCCCAGCTCGTTCACGAAGGCTTCGCGCAGCGGGTCGGCGTTGTACCAGTTGGCGCCGCCCATCTCCTTGCCCTGCGAGATCACCTCCAGCATTTTCTGGCGCACGGTCGGATCGTTGACGACATCGAGCGTTCGTTGCGGCACGCCACGGGGCGGGATGTTTCGCGGCAGATCGAACTGCGGGACGTTGGGCACCTCGCCGAGCTTGGAATAGTCGAACAGTTTTTTGATCGGCCCGGCGCCGAGCACTGCCTCGCCCGCCTTCATCGGCGCACCCATCGCGCCGCCGCCCATCGGCAGCATCGCCGCCTCAAGAATTGGCGCCGGATCGTATTGACCGGTCTCCACCATGCGCTGCGAGCTTTCCATCGCGCGCTTGGGCAGCGTCGCCATCGACATTGCCGAATTGACGATGGGGTCGAGAATTTTCCCGCGCCCGATGGACTCGGGCATCGCTTCGCCGACACCGGACCAGTCGAACACTGATTTTTTCGGCGCGTCAGCCTGCTGCGCGCGCGCCAGCAGGTCCTGATACTGCGCGGCCTGCAATGCAGCGCCGTCCGGTTGCGCGAAACGCTCGCGCAACAGAGACAACGGGTCCATCGATCAGTCTTTCAGCGCTTGCCCATCAGCTTCAGGAAGGCCGCTTGACCTTCAGCCGAGATGTTGTGAGAGGAAAGGTCGCGCAAAGGCCCCACTTCGGTGTGGACGGTCTAGGAATTGCTGACGTCCGATAACAGCCCTCTTGCGATCCGCCACCGAAAGTAAACTCAAGCTTCGCCGGGAACCCGCCGTCATAAATATGTAGTATAGGGACTCTGACCCTTCCCGGGGGGACCGTCCTTGTCTAGGATGCGATACCGCGAGTAGGGAGTGGGCCATGACGGAAAACGCGCCAGTGAATGCTGACCGGCGCAACAACTTACTGGAGGCTGCACAACAAGAGTTGGCTCGGTTCGAACAACAGGAACGCGAGTTCCGAAAGAAGGACCGCAAGGAGCGCGCGGCAGAGCTCCGGCTTCCGTTGGATAAGATCGATTTGAACTAACCTGGGTCGGGCAGTTTCACACCACTGTCTTGGCACGTTCTTAGCATGGTCATGCGACGGGGCCCGGCGCAGCGACTCCCCGCTCAATTCGGCCTAGACCACCAGACGGGCGGGGAGTTCGTTGCCACAACCATCCAGCAGTTTGCCGGTTATTTCGGCATGTATCGCGTCTGGCATTTCATCGCTTTCCTTGCTGTCACCAGCTTCGTATTTGGCGTGCTGGTCGGGGCCACCAAAATCATCGGCCCATGAAGTAAGGTCGCGCTTTACCTCATTATATCTCATTGAGGTTCGCTCAATGAGGGGAGGACGACTTATGCCCGGGCTGGCCCACCAGAAATCTAAATCACGCGAAACTTCCGCGGCTGTGGCGCAGTTGAAGAGGCAATCACTTGGCTTTCGAGACCGTTTGATGCGCAAGATTGCGATCACCCGAGAGGAGCTGGCCGCCAAGGTACTTGCGGCCGTCCAAGCCCATCAAGGCTGCGAATCCGTGAAGGAAATCGCGATCACGCCGGTTCAGATCGTCGGCTCCGGCCTGACTTGGCATGCTAGCCTAGTCGACAGCGGCTTCGCCGACCCGCAACTTGCGGCCAGCGTGGTGAGGCAAACTGGGGACGATCTTGAGCCTAAGTTCGCGCTTACCGAACACCCGTGTGGTGAGGGATAGGGTCGACAAAACGACTCTCAAGACCAAGACGGCAAACCGCTCGCGGAGGCGGAGAGCGAACCTATGGCGGAGGAGATCGCCCACCGCCTCAACGAGTAAGCTTACCGCGAAGAGCACGAAAGATGGTCGCCGTAGCGCGATGGAATTTCACGTCCGTACATGGCCCTTTTGCGCGGTTGCCGAAGCCGAGCACGTCCGATTAGCGGTGCAGACCGGAAGTGAGCGGGCTGTGGCCAAAACGGTGCTTTTGACCCCAAGCAGACATCGATCTCCACGTTCAAAGGAGATATGCTTGTCCCACGCTTAATCGGGGGGAATCGGCATTCGTCACCCGGTGTGGGCGCTTGCCTGCCCAGCTCTGTGTGTTCCGTGCCTGAGTACAGTCTAATGGACCAGACGGCGCCCACTGTCCTAGAGGAACAGCGTTTCATCCTCTCAGCCTTGTCGCCAAGTCTAGCGCAGAGACGGCTGGCCCTTGCCGTCATGATTGCCTTGATCCTCGCCTTTCTTGTCACAGCTGGGCCGCTCTCGACGTTCCAACCGGGGCGGATCGATGCCTTCGTTCCGATCTATGCCACGGCGCTGTTCGTGACCGATTTGATCACGGCTGTGCTGCTATTTACCCAGTTCGCCATCGTGCGCTCGCTCGCCCTTGCTGTGTTGGCAAGTGGATATCTCTTGGCTTCGCTGGTCGTGATCCCGTGGATGCTGACATTTCCGGGCGTGTTTGCGCCCAGTGGCCTGCTTGGCGCCGGGCTGCAGACCGCGCAGTGGCTTTACAACCTGCGGCAACTCGGCTTTCCGATGTTCGTCATCGCCTATGCCCTTTTGAAGGACGCCGATCGAACCAAGCGGCTATGGCAGGGTTCCGTGGCTGCAGGCATTCTTTCAGGTGCGGCGCTGACCGGCGCGCTGGTATGTGCAGCGACAGTTCTTACCACAGCGGGGCAGGCGCTATTGCCCCACACCATGCTCGACTCCGTCCATTTCTCTACCCTCCGGGTTTATATTGCCGGCTGTCAAATCGGGTTGAGCGTTGCTGCGCTCATTGTGCTGTGGGTGCGGCTGCGTTCCGTCCTCGACTTGTGGCTGATGGTGGTGATGTGTGCGTACGCTATCGAGGTCGCTCTGACCGTTTTTCCTGTCCCGGTCCGCTTCAGCATGGGCTTTTACGCCGGCACCATCTACGGCCTAATCTCTGGGAGTCTCCTACTTTTTGTTCTGCTGTACGAGATAACGGCGCTCTATGGGCAACTGCTGCGTGCGAACCTCGCCCAACGTCGCGAGCGCGATGCGCGGCTGATGACCGGAGATGCGGTAGCGGCCGCAATGGCGCACGAGATCAAGCAGCCGTTGACCGCGATGATAACGAGTGCCGATGCGGCCGTGCAATGGCTTGATCGTTCGATACCCGATATCGATAACGCAACGAACGCGCTCAAGAGAATTGCCGCTAATGGCCATCGCGCGGGAGCGGTAATCGAAAGCATTCGAGTGATGTTCAAGAGCGACGCCCGAAAGAGAACCTCGCTCGACATCAACGAGCTCATCAACGAAGCCATCAATATGCTACGCGGTGATCTACAGAAGCACAGGATATCTGTGCAAACCGACACGGACCGACGGGTGCGACAGGTAACAGGGGACCGAATCCAGCTGCAGCAAGTGCTGTTGAATCTGATCGCGAATGCGATCGATTCGATGGCAGGCGAGGACGAACCTCGGATCCTGTCCGTTAAGTCCGAGGTTTTGGATAGCGGCATCATGGTGGCAGTTGCGGACAGCGGCAAGGGCATCGCCTCGCAGGATCTTGATCGGATCTTCAACCCGCTGTTCACGACGAAATCGGACGGCATGGGAATGGGCCTGTCGATCTGCCGCTCAATTATCGAAGCCCATGGTGGGCGGCTGTCGGCGACCAGGTGCGAGCCGCGAGGTGCTCTCTTCCAGTTTACGATCCCCGCTGACTGAGCCGTCAGCTCTGATCTATGGCGCTTATTGGCCCAACTCGGACCTCTGGTGAGATCCGCTATTGCACCGCTATCAGGGGCACAGCGGACCTCATACGCGCCCCTGATCTGCGGCGCGGGGGGTATGAGGACACGCCCCCTTGCACGGAGCAGGGCCCATTACGGCATCTAGCGCCCGACGCTGCCCGACCCGCTTCAGGCTGGGGACGCGGAGACCCTTGTGAGCGCGCAGGAGCTGCTTGCCCTTGCGCGAGAGCTGCTTGGCCTGTGCCTAGGTGAGCTTCAACGCTCATCTCCATCAGCGACCGCCTCTTCACTCACCGTGAAGGTCGCGTGCGCCGGATGCGGCAGATAGAAGACATGCTCGCCCGGCCCGCTATTGTAGTTGCCCTCGATCACGACCGGGGGGTCGTCGTTCCGTACGACATAGGCGCGGTACTTGCCACTGACGCGGACAGTGACGGACGTGGTCATGTGGATCTCCTCTTGGCGCGAAGTTTTTTCATGCGCTCCGTCGATGTCGTCGGCACCCGGTTTGCCTCGGCGAGCTTCTGCTTCAGCATCACCACCTCGGCGCGGAGCGCCTGGACCTCGGCTTGGGCAGCAGCGAGTTGCGAGGGTGCGACCAGTCGGGGTGTGACGGCTTGCGTCACAACAGGCTTCGATGTGACGGTCTCCGTCACATCGTGTGACGGGGTTTCGTCACCACCCGTGCAGAGGCGCGACCAGTGTGCCTGTCCGCAGGTTCGGCAGATCGGAGGCTTCATGGATGGGACCGGCTCAGAAATGACGGGTGGAGTTGTTGGGGGTGGCGGGTTTAGGTGGGTGGGTGCAGAAATAAGCATGCTTATCCAAAAAAATTTCCCCTCCCCCTCCCCACCTGTCGCGCGCCTGCCCCTCCCCCTCACGCGAGGGAAAGCCAAGCACGATCAAAGAGTTATAGGGTGTACCATCACTAGGCCATCATGGCCTGCAACAGGCTAACGTCCGTTACCCTGTTGCGGATCGACACGCTCGCACGTCCCATCGATCACACTGTCGCCCAGGTCGCCGACCTTGCCGCTGGCAATGGCCATGAGCTGAGCGTCAGTTAGCTGAGCAATCGCATGCAGATGCGTCGTCTCAGTGTGCTTCAGGTCTCGCCACTCGTCCGGCTGTGCATTCTTCAGCGCGAACATGGCTGCTGTGGTCTCGGCACCCTTGCGGCTGCGCAGCAGCTTCTCCTCCAGGGCGAGCGTCCGAGCAGAGCGGGCGCGAGACACCGCGTCAGCAAAGTCGCGGTGGACTGTCACCCACTGGTACACCGTGTCCCGGCTCTTCCGGATCATCCCCGCAAACGCCGTCAGGCTCAAGCCTCGCGCCATCGCCTCGATCACCATCTCGCAGTATTCGGGCTTGTACTCACTCGGTCGGCCCATGCCGGGCTTCAGGTGAGCTGGCAGACGCTGCTGTGCGAACGGCGCCATCTCAGTGCGCTCCGCTCGTGGACGCATGGGTAGGCTCGGCGATGTCATCCAGCCATGCCAGCGCAGCCTCGGTCACCCGCGCCCAGCCCTGCGGCGTGTTCTGCATGTGCCAGCCGGTCCGCTCGCCGTTCAGCTCGACCGCAAAGCCATGCGTGTAGCGTCCGTCGTGCTCGTACAGCACTGCGGTCGGGTGCTTGGCCTTGATCGTGGCAGTGACGTCCGGCGGGATCATGTTAGAACCTTGTGTTGTAAGAACTATTGCGACCAAGGGAGGACAACCAATGCGACTGCACGTCAACCGCGTCCCAGATGGCTCATGGCCGACAAGGCCGTGATGCTGGCCTGCGAGCACGCCATGCTGATCGGCACCGAGATCGCCGAGGCGGTCAACAATGCCGACGTTCGGCTCGATGCCTGCACCAAGCTCGCCGAGCGCGTGGACGACCTCCAGCAGGCGCTGCACAAGATCGCGCAATGGGCCGAGGCTTACCCGCTCACCGTCTTCCCCGAGCCCGACCTCGCCAAGGCGCGCGTGCTGCTGGAGACTGGCGGCATCACGCTCGACAGCGTCAGCGCCCATTGCATGCGCCACGTCGTCGAGGGCGTCGGCAAGATCGCACGCGCGGCGCTGCGATGAACGATGCCGCATCGACATAACGCGACTAGATCGCGCGGCGAGCTGACCAAATCACGCCGACTCATCTATATCAAAATCAAATCCAGCTTCGGCTTCTAGATTGTCGGTGTATGAGATCAGCTGCAACAGCATGATCCGTTCTATCCGCGCGTCGACGATTTTGTACTCGTTCGCTGGCTTTCCGCCTTGAGTGCCTTCCGCAGCTCGGGTTCCATCAAAGCGTATGATGCCAGCGTTCTCCCAGGATTGTATTCGCGTCCGCGCAGATGGAGCCCCGATCTTGAAGGTGAGCTGTACGTCCTTGTTTGTGAATACAGTCTTATTTAAGCGGAATATTTGCGCGAGAAGTTTCTCGCCGTAGACCGCTGTGATCGTATCTGTCACGTACTTGTCCAAGCCGGACCGCATCGACTCCGAAGTCAGTAGAGTTGTCTCTGCCTTTGCGGAGTGGCTGATGTCATGCTCCCTAATAATCACGTCCATCAGGCGAACTAACTCTCTCGGCGAACGCATCGAGACCGTAATCAACTCGGAATGCACCTTGAGCATGTTCGTCTCGGGAGCGAACAGGCCTGGAAGGCTGACTTTGCCTTTCGAGTAGTACTGCAAACGACGATTTAGCATCTGGACGAAGAACTGGTCCTCCCAGGTCACCGTTGCATGACCGATCTTGTCGAGGCGAACGGCATACTGGGTGGATTCGAATAGACCTTTGATCCGACTCCAAAGGAAAAATATCCAGGAAAATCCCGCAATCTCGAGCAGTTGCACGCGCGCCAATAACGGGTAGATCAACGCAGCAGTCTGATCCGCAGAGTTGGTTGTGGCCTCTGTCTCGTCCACCTTGTCGATCAACAGAACGATCCCAGCGAACCCGAATATCTTGGCTAAATCGACCAATTTGCGGATTAAAAGCACTGAATCAAAGGCGATGTTTTCGTCCTTTTTCAACAAGTTCGCGACGTCACCGGCAACGTCCGTCTTTATCCCGGTTCGGCCTTCCACGAAGGCTTGGAGCGTTTTTGTCAAAACGCTCGTGACGGCGGTCCATCGCTGTTCAACCCAGAGCTTGCTCTTGGAGACGAACGCTTGGTTAAAAAGCTCCATCGCCTCGCGGGATGACTTTTCACGCCTGCCCTGCGGTCGGGTGAGGTAGTGGTCGCGCAAGAGGGCGTAGCACAGCTCCTGCTCCTCTGCATTCATCGACTGCTGGTAGGTAGCGCGGTCGTCGTCTTCCAAAGAACTGAGCCAGACCAGCAGACTTTCGACCACCACGAACGCTACTTCACTAACCAGAGCGGGCTCGGTGGCATTTGTAATTTTGTTTGCAGTCAGCGCCACAGCGAAATCGACAAAGTTGACCGCCAATGGCACGGCCTCACCTCTGGATTTCGCCGCCCACAGCTGCTTGAACACAGTGAGCCGGGTTGCGCTTTTCCCCGCTCCTCTATCTCCAAACAATATGTATGACGAGGTGTTCTTGGCACGCGCGTCGATTGCTTCGAAGTAAGGCGGCTTTACCGCATATTCCGCGATATCAGGCTCAGTTTCAGCGACATAGTGCTCAAACGGGTTTGCGCTGAGACCAAGCGCCTCCAAAAGTCTTGCCATCGGCTATTCTCAGATACGACATCCACAATCCGACCGGTTTGGGTTGATTTGCAGGCGCTGTCAACCTGTAGGAGTAAACCCTCAGTGGACAGTCGAGCAGAAAGACAGGAACGCGCCGTTTTCCACAACGGGACCGCTGGTCATCAATGACGTGGCTGGACCTTGACGGGACCGGCCATGGTGGCCTATAGGTCATGGTGTCCAGCAGGGGAACGCCATGAAAGCCGCCGTCGCCTACATCCGTGTCAGCACTCAGAAGCAGGGTCGCTCGGGCCTCGGGCTTGAGGCCCAGCAGGCGAGCATCGCCCGTTTCGCCGCCGCCGAGGGCTACGAGATCGTCGAGACCTTCGTCGAGATCGAGACCGGCAAGGGCGCCGACGCGCTCGACCTTCGCCCGCAACTGGCCGCCGCGCTGGAAGCCGCCCGGCTCGCCAAGGGCACCGTTGTCGTCGCCAAGCTCGACCGCCTCACCCGCGACGTTCACTTCGGCTCGGGCCTGATGTCGCGCAAGGTGGCCTTCAAGGTCGCCGAGATGCCCCACGCCGACAACTTCCAGCTCCACCTGTTCTTGGCGCTCGCCGAGCAGGAGCGCGAGGTGATCTCGGCTCGTACCAAGGCGGCCCTTCAGGCGGCCAAGGAGCGCGGCCAGAAGCTCGGCTCGCCGACCAGCCCGGCAATGCTGCGGGACCGCTCCAGCGCCTTCGCTGAAGGCCTGCGCGCCATCGTGGCGCCCATCGCCCACCTGCCCTCGCGCCAGATCGCCGAGCAGCTCAACGCCCGGAACGTCCTCACCGCGACCGGCGGTCTCTGGCAGTCGATGACTGTCTGCCGCCTGCTCGACCGTCTCAACCTCAACGTCAAGGTGGCTGCATGACCCAGAAGCAGTTCAACGCAGCGCTGGAGAAGCTCGGCTTCACCCAAGTCGGCCTCGCGGCCAAGTTAGAGCTCGGGGAGCGCAGCGTGCGCCGCTGGGCCAGTGGTCAGTGGCCGGTGCCGACGCCTGTCGCGATGCTGTTGAACCTGATGCTCAAGACCAGCTCGACCATCGACGACCTGAAGGCATGAGGAAGCTCCCCGAGATCCCGCCGAAGGTGGCGCGCGCTTTCCTCGCCGACATGCGAGAGCCTACTTCAAGGCGCCGACCGAATTGGAGCGCGATGTGATCGCCGCCCGGCAGCGCCACATCCTGCTGGATCACCTGCCCGATAAGACGCGGCTGCGCATCGCGGATGTCCGCGCGCTGTTCGAGCAGATGCGCGACAGCGACTGAAACGACAAAAGCGACAGAAACGACAAACGCCCGGTGTCGAGCCGGGCGTTCGCGTTCGTGCGCGCCGCTAGTGGGGTGTCCGGTCCTATCCGCAAGGGGATCGCAGCAGGTGGTGGACGGTTCTGTAGCGGTTACCAGAAACTGAGTCCAAAACGCCCCGCTGTCAACGGTGCCGTTCTCGCGGTCACCTGCGGTCGCGGTCGCCCCAGAACCGGGCCAGCCGGTAGCCCGCGTCCGAGAGGATCTGGCAGGCGTTCTGGCGGGCGTGGAAGGGACTGTGATAGCCGAGCATGATGCCGACGGAGAGCAGCGAGCTGTCGTAGCAGGCGATCTGGTCAGCGACGAATCCGGGGCGGCGGCCGATGGCGGCCTTGGCGTCGTGGTAGGCGATGCGATGGTCCGCTTGGGCCTCGGTCTTGGCCAGTCCCGACATCGCGGATGGATCGAACGCGAAGATGCGATTGAGATCGACACTCTGGATGGGTCCCTGAAGGCCGCCAGCGAGCCAGTGGAGCGCGTAACGCTTCAGGGCGCTGTATTCCTCACCCGAGATCTTTGAACGCATCCACGCCCGCCCCAGGGCGTCGTCCAGCATCGCAATCCGTCGCATTGATTTAGACCGGCCTGCGATGGTGAAACAGCCACCCGCCTGCCGGAACCGCTCGGCCGTCGGGCCTGCCGTGTCGTCGGGTGTGTGCATCTGCGGTCCCAAGGGTTGGGACCGTTCTGAGATAGGCCGAGGCGCCGCGTCAAGCTCCCTTCGCAAACCCCTTCGCGGCTACAGAGAAGGTAGTAGTTATCTATGTGATTGTGGTTGGTATAGTTGAGCTACTGTTTTGCTACTAGCAAACGGGTAGCAATTGCTTGAAAAATCCGCTGTGAAATCAATCAACGACGCCTGAAACGGTTGATAGAGGCTACGGTGCCTCCTTTGCTACCCGCTACAGCCCTCCTCGCCCTGATCGTCTCGTGCTTGGCCAGCTCCGCTTCCACACGTTTGTGGCGCCAGCCGTCGTAGAAGAACGCCTGCAAGGTCGGGCGCTGCCGCTTCCATGCCCACAGCGACAACCCGGTGATGTTGGCGAGCTGCTGGTCGTCGGTGGGCAGCGAGCCGCACCGCCAGTAGTGCGCGATCAGCAGGCAATAGGCCCCGTGCTGCACCGTCGAGAGGTGGCCGGTGTCGGCGATGTAGTCGCCCCAGTACATCGGCATCCACGGGCGCGGCATCAGTCGCTCACATAGATCAGGCTTTCCCACACTGCGCGCGGGCTTGCGTGCAGTGACCGGCGACGCGAGGGCAGCGGCGCGACGTTGGCCTTGCGGCACCAGCCGAGCTTGGCGGCGCGCATCATCACCGGCCCGAACGCGCGCGGCTCGTGCGTCACCGGCTTGTCGTCAGAAATCGCGTCGTAGCGGTCGATGACATCGTCGGCGGTGAATTGCTCGCGGTTCACACAGGTCTCGAACACCAGATCGAGCATCAGGCTCGACCAAGCCGCGCTGGCGTTGGCCTCGACTTGATCCATTGCCGTCTTCTTGGCGGCGTTGGCATCAGCCTGACGTTGGTTGAGATCCGTCATGCGCGTTGTCCACAATCCGCAGATAGACGTATTTGCGCACCTTGCTGGTGCGTCGGCCGCGCACGAACAGGCCATGCTTGATCGTCAACATCTTCAGTTCGAGCCCGCGCCGCACGGCCTCCGGGTTGCTGTCACATTGCGCCAGCTCGACGTCGTGGTCGGAGCCGTACTCGCGGCCCCAGATCGAATATCGACGGCCCATCAATGCCTCGCGATCTTCACCTGATAGGTCAGCGCGAGCTTGAACGGGTTGAGGCCGTAGCTCGCCCAGAACTCGAGTTCGTTCATCGTGTGCTGCTCGCGGTGATGCTTGCCGCACAACGGCAGCGCCCACTTGTCGCTGCTCTTCTCGCTCATGCCGGTGTCCGGCTTGTCGTCGTTGATGGAGCCGACGCGCAGATGTGCCGCCTCCACCGTCGTGTCCTCGCCGCAGATGCAGCAGGGCTGCGAGCGGATGTAGTCGAGGTAGACGTCGTCGAGCTGACGGGTCATGCGCCACTTTCCGACATGGTTGGTCACGGCTCGTTCCACAGCGTCCAGTGCGAGGGACCGTGCTCGGCGCCGGGCTTGTAGACGACGCCAGCTTCGGGCGTTGCGAAGATGTCGAGCCAGCCGCCCATGCTGGCGCTCCACGCGATGGGGCCAATCACGGCGTCGGCGGTGTCGCTGTAGAGGATGCACTCCTGCGCATCCTCGGGCAGTGCTTCAGAACACTTCTTCCAGTCGATCATGGGCAGTCTCCTTCAGGCGCGCTCGGCGACACGCCACGCTTGAAACCCGTTGTCGAGATTGTGCCACTTCAGCCGCGCCTCGTTCTGGCCGGGCTTGTCAAAATCGGAGCGCGAGGCCACGCCGCAGAACTGGCGCACGGCGGCGGCTGCATCCTCTTCAGTGTCAACGTCGATCCAGCCCCAGCTCTCGCGCAGATAGGCGCGGAAGATCGGCTCCTTGCAGCGGATGCCTGCCTGCTTCGCACAGCCAAGCTCGCGCCACTTGTCGCGCGCGATGGCGACGTGATCGACCGGCGATTCGTCGTCGTTGACCTCGACCAGGACGCACGCGAAGCGCGTGCCCATCGCAGCGGCGACGATGGTCTGGTGCATATCGATAGCCTGCACCGTCAGGCGCAGCACCCAGTCGCCGGACTGGCGCTGCTGCAAGCCGTCCTTCTTGACCTCGAACGAGATCGCGTTGTCGCGGGCGCGCTGCGCGTGATTCACTTGAACACCTTCTGGATCTCGGCGAGCTGCTTCTCGGTCTTGTCGAGCAGCGCCAGCCACTGCCGCACATCCGGCTCGATCTGCTTCATCTCGGCGAGCAGCGCGGTGGCCTCATTGAGCTTCTTGCGGATGTCCTCGTTGGCGACCTCGTCGCCGAAGTTTTCCTCGCGGATCACACGCACCCACGCGCGCGGCACACCGAGGTCGGTGGCGACCTTTTCGTCGGTCCAGCCCGCGCCGTAGCCGACCGCGTCATCGACGTAGACCTGATTGAGCTTGTCGAAGATGATGCGGCGGTCTTCGCGAGACATCACGCGCGTGTTCTCCACGACCTTCATCGGCTGTGCTCCGTTCTTCTTGGCCTCGACCTTGTTGTCGAACTTCACAATCGAGAGGCACTTCGGGCAGCGGTGCTGGTAGCGGACATGGCCAATCTGCCAGCCCATGCGCTCCAGCTTGCGCGAGATGAACTTGAACTCGATCTCATCGTCGTTGCCGGTCGAGTTGGACTGCGTGTTCACCGGCACCGTGGCGACGTTGTTGCAGCCATAGGCACCGCAATGCGCAATGATGCCGCGCACCCGGCGACCGTCGTCGCCGTGCGGCACCAACGCATATTCAAATGCCTTTGCCGGGTTCAGTCGCATCAAACAAATCCTTCTGCTCGGAGGAATCGCCTTCTTCCACGACCTTGATGTGGGTGCGAAGCTTCGTCACCCGCGCTCCGGTGATGGCGTAATGCTTGTTGCCGATGATCAGGTAGCCGGTGATGTCGGGCTCGCCGTCGCCGTACAGGATGACGCCGTCGCCGCGGTTGCTCATGGCGCCACCTTCTTCGGCGCCTTCGACGTGATGAGGTTCTTGAGGGTGATGAGATCGCCGGGCGACAGATTGAAATCGCGCCGGGCCTTCTTCTGCTCCTCGGCGCTCCACCAGCGCAGCCGCGCGTCGTGGTCGGGGCCAAACGCCTCGATGATGTCGGTAGTGTCCTGAATGTAGCGGCGGTAGACGATCTCGCTCTCGTCGGCGACGTTGGTCTGCTGCTTGTCGTACAGCGCCAGGCCGAAGGGATTGCCGAAGGTCATGAAGGCGCGCTTGCGGGCGTCGGTCTCGGCCTCCTTGATTGCGCTCTCGTGCGCCTGACCAAGGTCGGTGTCGATGCCATGCCCGGCACCGACGCCGTCGCGAAAGATGTTGCCGATGGTGGTGATGCGGACCTTGGCGACATAGGTGACGCCGAAGCCCGGCCGTTGTGCCTCGCCGATCAGGCGGTCCTTCTCGGAGACGCAGCGGACCTCGATGGTCTCCGAGGCCCAGCCGTCGAATCCGAAGATCCGGTTGGCCTCGGCGATGACGTGCCAGCCTTCGACATAGGAGACCTCGCGACCTCCCTGCTTGCGCGCCTTGACGACGTTGCGCGACAGCGGCGCGAGGAGATCGGCGATCTGTTCAGGTGTGAACGTCATGGGCGTTACTTCGTGTTGATCGTCAGGGTGGGTGGGGAGTTGGACAGCGCGAGGCCGGGGATGACCTCACCCTTGAGCAGCGCCTCGCGGATCTTGGTGCGGCTCGGTTCGCGGGTGATCTTGCACAGCTCGTCCGGCAACTGGTCGGCCTCGACCTCGCCGATGATCTGCGGCTGGGTCGCGCGCTGCGACAGTGTCGCCTCGGCCAGCTCGATCTTCTTGAGGTCGGCCGCCTGCAACACCTTCAGCACCAGCTCACGCAGGAACTCGGTGCGGCGGGCGAAGCGGGCCCGGCGCCCGGCGAGCTGCTGGGTGCGGGCGCTGATCGCTTCGGTCAGCGTCTTGTGGTCGTCGATGGCGGCGACCAGCGTGGTCAGCACGTCCTTGATGTTGGTTTCGCCGTCGAGCATGTCGGCGCGCAGGATCTCGTCGTCGGCGAGATCGGGGTAGTCGAGCAGCAGCCGCTCGATGTCGAGACGCAGTTGGTCGATGCTAAACATGCTTGCCATCCACTCTGTCGAGTAAGCGGGAGAGTTCGTCGCGCGCGGCCTCGATCTCCTCGTAGAGCGCGCGGATCTCGGGCCGGGTCAGCGCCCGCAACGCGCGGACGTCGAGCAGGATGCGGACCATCCGTTGCAGCATGATCTCGTTGGGCTGAGACTTGGCGAGGTGCAGCATCACGCGGTCCCCTTCACAACAACACGCTTCATGATCTTGTCGGCGATGCGCAGCCGCAGCAGATCGAGGTCGTCGCGCACGAGCGGACGGACCAGGGCGAGATGCTCAATGCGGCGGATGGCGTGATGGACGGTGGTGTGATCGAGGCCGCCAGCGCGCATGCCGATCATGCGCAGGCTGGCCTTGCTGTATTTGCGGGCGAAGAAGCAGAAGATCTGCCGGGTGAACACCACCGTGACGAAGCGGCGGCGACCTTCGACCTCGTCCACACTGACACAATAGAAATCGCAGACGACGTCCTTGATTTCGCTCAAGGACGGGCGGGCGCGTTCGAGGAAAACTGAAAGCCGCTCCAGCTCTTCGTAATCGTCGGCAAATATCCGACGGCCCACGGGTTGATCCATGGCACATCCCCTTGCTTTGCGACGGGATCTAGGCGGTGCGCTTCTCGGTCTTGATCATGTTCCAAAGCGACGGCGGCGCCTTCGCCTTGCGACGCTTCAGGGCCTCCTGCATCACCCAGTAGGTGCGGGCCGGAAACATCTCGGCGCGGCCGGTCCAGTGATAGACCGCCTTGGGGAGGGCCCCGGTCAGGGCGCAGACGGATTCGAGGCCGCCCAAGACAGCGACAACCTCTTCGGTGGTGGTGAGAGTGCGCATGAATTTAGATCCCATGTCAGATCTATTGGGACCATACGCGCGATGAAGTTTCTGTGAAACTGAATTAAGTACGAAAAGACGAAACTAGTGCGACTGGAATTATGTTAGTGTTTAGTGGTGCTTCCTGTGGGGGTAGCAACTTAGGAATGTACGAGGAGGAACATTTTTCAGATGAAAGAATTTCGAATCTTTAACAGCGAGGAATATCGAAAGCGTCTTCGCATCCTTCGCAAAGTTATGAATATGAACCAAGTTGAGTTTGCTAGGTTCTTAGAGATGCCCTTCAAGCGTTGGAATCACTACGAACGCGGTTATCCAATTCCGCGCGAAACCGCTTGGGAGCTTATAGAAAAGATCCCCGGAATTTGTCCGGTGTGGATCTGGTTCGGATGGGACGGCAATCTATCCGTCGATATGCGCGAACGTATAAATAAAGCTCAAAAAGAAGAGGCAAAGCTAGGTTTTGCGAAATCTGGAGAACAGGAGACCACACGCATTGTGATCTCCCACCGAAAGATCTCCAGCGTCGATAAGACGCCGAAGCGAAAGAAGAAGGCTGCTACTTCTCGGACTCCTGCCCGCGCTTCGCGTGCCTCTTCGCACGGCTCGCAATCGAAGCCCTGACGAGCGTAGGCAGCACTTCGAGGATCTCTTCGCAGGCCTCCGCATCCTCAAAGGGAAAGTTGCTGGCCATCTGGCAGGCGATGCCTTCGACGTTGGTCTCGTCTCCGTTAAACCGATCATCCGACATCTGATTCTCTCCCCTTGGGTTGGGTCAGTCATTGTTTTTTTCCGTGAGGCGGTCACGGGCGAGCGACTTTATCGGCCGCCCGGCCAGAGTCAAAAGCTTTAAGAAGACACGACCTCCGGTATCATTGTGACCGGCAGGCTGACCCTTTGGGACGAGTCGAATCTCGTTGACTGCACATTTATTGCGACTACGCTTGGTGCCCTTCCACCAGTCTCAGGGAGTGCGCCTATGACCCTCCAGCAATCCGATGGCAGCGCGGCGAGCAACGTCGCCCGCATCAAAGAAGACATCGACCGCCTGACCGATCTTCGTTACGGGCGCGCCAGCCCGACCGCGCTCGGCCTCCAGCCGCCGGGCTACGGCATGCCGCAGCGCGATGCCGCCGCCAGCATGATCGACAGCCTGTCGGATCACATCTGCACCGCCGCCAAGGAGCTGCACGAGGAGATCGACAGCATCGTGCAGCGCGCATTGACCCGCGCCGCCGAGCAGAAGCACCAGCTCAACGAGGACTTCACCTTTTACGCGGCCCTGCACGACGAGGTCGATCACGTCCGCGCCGTCGTCAACGGCCTGAAGGAGCGCGGCCTGTGAAGCTTGACCGGATGCTCTACCTCGTCATTTCCGACCACTGTGGGCACCACCACCGGGGACCGATCATCTATGAGATCGAGCCCGACAACATGGATCGCTCCAGCGTGGCCGAGGACATCAGTCATGGACAATATGGACGTGTGCTCCATGTGATCGAACTCAACCCGGCCGAAGGCATTTGTCGCGAGGTCACCAATGATTTCCAAAAAGAAGAAGCCTGACACCAACAAGCTCAGCTCACAGGAACTGAAGGATCTCACCCTGCATTGCGGCGAGCGGCTCGGTCACGAGCTGGAGCGCACGCTGCAACTGGTCGGTGACCCCGTGCAGCGCGCGGCGCTGATGGTCAACGTCGCCTACGCCAGTCTGGCGCTGGCCACGGAGGCGGCCTCGGCGGCTTACAAGATCGAGACCGGCCGGACGGCCAACCGGGGCAATATCATCACCAAACTGGTGGCCGACTTTCTCACCATCGAGGGTGTCGAGTTTTCGATGCGGAAGCGCCAGCGCAAGGCCGCCTGATGCCCATGCCGCTCGACATCTGGCAGGCAACCGTCAGCCGCCACCTCGACCTGATCGAGGCTGGCGCCGAGATGGCTGCCCGGCATGCCGAGCAGCTCCCCCTGCGGCCTGCGTTCGAGACGCGGGCCGAATCCGAACTGGCTCACTGCGAGACCGTTCTAGCGCGAGCGTTGGACGCCGTCCGTCGGGCTCAAATCATTCTCAAGAGCAAGGCCGTTGACCAATGACCGAGGAGACGCCCCGCGCCGAGCTGCGCGAGATGATCACATCCGACCAGATCCTCGCCATGATCCACATGAGCCGCACCACGCTGTTCCGGCTTGAACGCGACGGGCTGTTCCCCCAGGGACAAGTGATCGGGCCGCACCGCAAGCTCTGGTTCAAGGACGAGGTCGCCGCGTGGCAGCACAATCTGCAAGACCCAAACTCGCCGCTGGCAGCGGCTCTGCGGCGCCCCCCTGAAGGGCGCAAACGCAAGCGCGGTTTGGAAGTGGTGAAGGCGGGCTAG